ATTGGATTATACCCAATTGCCTGAGGGGTTAGATCCCATTGGGCAGGCCGTATGGGCGCGGATTGCGGAGGCATGTGATTGGCTGGCTGAATCAGATAGGGAAGCGCTTACCATGCTATGCCAGGAAGAGTCTATGCTTGCCCTACTATCTGCAAAGCTAGAGGCTGATGGCCCCGTACTCTATTCGGATAAAAATTATGCATATGCCAATCCGGCATTTCATATGCGCGCTAGCACGGAGGATAAGGTATTCAAATGGCTAAGCGTATTAGGGCTCACCCCATCGGATCGCGCACGCCTGGGGATCGCAATGGTGCAGGCGCGCACGATGCTAGAGGAATTCAGGGAGAGATTCCAAGCATTGCCGGGTGGCCCCCAAAATGGCTAACCCCTACCGCCGCTGAGGATCTAGCCCGATCCCAGGGGCCAGAGGTGGCCGCCTTTGGTGAGGCGCTGGTGCCCATTGCCAAGGATTCTATTGGCGGTTTAGCCGGGGAGCCCATGAGCTTCCGCCCATGGCAGCGGGAAATCCTCCGCCATGCCCTAGCCCGTAAGGCAGATGGCACCTATAGCCACCGCTTTTATATGATCGGTGCCGCCCGTAAAAATGGGAAAACCGCGCTGCTATCCACGGTGCCCCTAGCCTTGGGCCTTTTTGGGGATCAGGGGGGTGAGATCTATTCCGCCGCGGCGGATCGGGATCAGGCAAAATTGGTGATGGCGCATGCCAAAAGAGCGGTGGAGATGAGCCCCATGCTGGCTGAGCAGATTAGGGTATTTAGGGATACGCTTGAATTCAAACCTACCGGCACCATTTGGCGCGCCCTATCCTCTGAGGCATATACCAAAGAGGGGCTCAGCGCCTCCCTAGTGGTGGCAGATGAGCTGGGAGCATGGCCGAATCGGGATCTATTTGATGTGCTCAGCCTCTCCATGGGTGCCCGCCGCTCCCCCCTCTTCCTAGCGATCACCACCGCTGGCCAGCGCACCGATCAAACCGGCATGGATTCCATTGCCTATACCCTCTACCAGCTTGCCCGCCGCCGCATTACCGGGGAGCACGATGATCCTACGCTGGGTATGGCCTGGTATGAGGCAGATGAGGATGCCTACAATGATCCTACCCGGTGGCATCAGGCCAATCCTGGGCTGCTATCTGAGCCTCCGCTGCTCAGCCTAGAGGATCTAACCAGCGCTCAAAAGCGCACGCCTGAGGGGGAATTTCGCACTAAGCGCCTCAATTCCTTTGCCGCTTCCGGCACCGCTTTCCTACCGGCTGGCACCTGGGATGCGTGCGCTGATACCAGCCTGAAGGTGGAGCCTAATGATCCGCTGGTGCTTGGGTTTGACGGCAGCTTTAGCAATGACTCCACCGGGATTGTGGGGGTACGCATTACGGATGGTGCGGTATTTGTGCTTGGCCTCTGGGAAAGGCCCATTGATGATCTTTCATGGCGCGTGCCCATTGAAGAGGTTGAGCTTCGCATGGAGGAAATTTGTAAGGCATACGATGTGCGGGAGATCCATTGCGATCCGTTCCGCTGGCAGGCCGTAATGGAGCGCTGGCAAGCAGCGGGGTTGCCGGTGTTGGAGCATCCCCAGAGCCCCGCCCGTATGACCCCAGCCACCGCCCATTTTTTTGATGCGGTGGTGAATGGCAGGCTGAAGCATGATGGTGATCCGCGATTGGCACGCCATGTAAGCAATGCCAGCCCATATACCACGCGCTATGGCGTGCAGGTTAGGAAGGGAAAAGATGCAGGAAAGAAAATTGACCTATGCGTGGCTGCTATCATGGCGGTTGCACGCGCTGCTACATTAGGCGCGGCACCAGCGGAGAAACCATCACCCAAGGTGGAATACCTTGAGCTATAGGGAGAATTATGGGCCTTATTGATCGCATCCTAGGGCGAGAGCGTGAGGAATCCCGCGCCATTGGTGGAGGCTGGGGCAACGATTGGTGGAGGGATAACGGTAGTAAGGTTGCCGGTGTGGCAATCAATCAGGATAACGCCACCTCCATTGGTGCCGTATATGCGGCGGTGAAATTGTATGCCGATACGGTTGCCTCATTGCCATGGGGTGCCTATATCCGTGATAAGGGTGAGCGCCGCCCGGTAGCGCGCCCGCGTTGGATGGATACCCCGCTACCTAATAACCCAAATTACACCGGGTTTGATCTTCGCCATAGGATGGTAACCAGCCTGCTTTTGGATGGCAATGTATTCCTGCTCACCCTCCGCGATGCCATTGGTAATGTGGTTGAGGTGCGCGTGCTAGATCCCCGAAAGGTAGAAATCCATACGCACCCAGACGGCACCCCGGAATACAAAATCAAAACCCTTGAGGGCACCTCCGTGCATGGGCCGGATGATATTTTGCATATGGCGCTATTTGCCTATGGTGAGAATTCGCGCGGGCTCAGCCCAATTGAGCACCACCGCACCACGATGGGTTTGGCATCTGCCACCCAGCTATTTGGGGCAAAATTCTTTGAGCAGGGTGCAGCCCCTAGCGGCATTGTTAAGGTGCCTGGTGAGCTGAATCATGATCAGGCTCAGGCGCTCCGCGCTTCCTTTGGCCGTAACCATGAGGGTGTAGATCGCATGCACCGCGTAGCCGTGCTCACCGGTGGGGCTGATTTCGTGCAGCTCAGCGCTAAGATTTCCGATTTGCAGCTCATGGAAACCATGGCATGGGGTGTAGAAAGCATTGCCCGCATCTATGGCACCCCGCTGCATCTGCTTCAATACCCCGGTGCCAATTCCTCATATGCCTCCCTAGAGGTAGTGAGCGCAGAGTGGTTGCGCCTTGGGCTGGGGCCGCTTATTGCGCGCTTAGAGGCTGGCCTTCAGCGATTGATCGTGGGTAATACCACCTTTGTGAAATGGAATATTGATGCGCTGCTCCGCCCGATGACTAAGGAAAGATATGAAGCGCACGCCATTGGGCTGATGAATGGTATTTTGAGTATCAATGAGGTAAGGCAGCTAGAGGATCGCGCTGGGATTGGCCCGGCCGGTGATGAATTTAAGCAGCCGCTCAACATTGGAAATATTAGCCAAGATGGGAGCACCAAATAATGCCATATGAAATCATTGATATTGACGGCACGCTAACCACTACGGGTGATACCCCGAATCTTCCTATGATTCAATATGTAAAAGAGGATGAGCAGCAGGAAGGTACCGATTTTATTGTAGTGAGCGCGCGCCCAATTAGCCGCCTAGCCGAAACCGAAAAATGGTTGGCTGATCAGGGTGTGGAATACGAAGAGATCCACCTTAATGATTTTGAGGGTGCCGGTAAGGGGCCCAATGTAGGGCTGGCATTTAAGGAAGCAAAATACAAAACCCTCATTGAGAAATACGGTATCGGTGCGCCCGATGGTATTGATTATGTGATTGATAATGATCCTGAGGTGATCGCTATGGCTAAGGGGCTGGGGCTGCAGGCCTTCACCCCCGCCCAGCATCTGCAGGATGAGGGGCACCCGGATGCCGCCGATGTGGCAGATATCGGTACCCAGAATGGTGAGCCGGTTGCCACCCCAATGAATATGGAGCCTTCACCTACCCGCACCAGCCACAAGGATATTGAGGTGCGCAATGTAACAATCGGTGAATTTCGCTTGGCGGATACCGATGGGCAGAAAACCTTTGTGGGGTATGCCACGGTGACGGGGAAGGCATCGGATGGCCTTCCGTTCACGGAGATAATTGCACCGGGTGCCTTTAAGCGCACGCTCAGCCGCGTTGCCGCCGGTGAACGCGTGGTGAAATTCCTTCATGGGCACGATGAAAGCAGGATGCTGGCAAGCACCGCCTCTGGCCGCCTATCCCTCACGGAAGATGAGGTAGGCCTTCGCGTTGAGGCCAAGCTAGATCCCGCCGATCCCGATGCCCAGGCCGTGATTTCAAAGCTCACCAATGAGGCTAAGGCCATGGGTATGAGCTTTGGTTTTACCGTGCCTAAGGGTGGGGATGCCTGGGAAGGCGAAACCCGCACGCTGAGGGAGATCAATCTATTTGAGGTATCCATCCTGAGCGGGCACCAGCCTGCTTACCCTGCAACCCTTGGCCTTCAGGCCGTGCGAAAGGTTGCCGAATCGCGCTTGGGCATTGATGCTGAGCGCCTTATTAATACGCTTGAATCCGTTAAGGCCGGCAAGAGCCTTTCGGAGGATGAGGTTGAGGTTATTGATGCCGTGCGTTCAAGGCTAGCGCCTAAGCGCCGGGAGATTGACCCTACCGTATCCGCCGCAATGCTTAAGCTGGCTGAGATGGAAGGCGAGATCCTTTAAGCTCACGAAGGCCCAGCCCGCCGCCCGTTGCAGGCGCGCCCCTGGGGTACCGCTCCCGGCTAAGGATAGGAATAATAACCAAACCAATATAGAGAAAGAGAGAATTAACATGGCAGACATTAAGAAGCTTGCGGAGAAGCGCGCCGCGCTCCTCACGGAAGCTAGCGCCCTGGTTGCCGCTCAGGCGGAAAAGGGTGAGGCGCTTACCGGTGAGGCTCAGGCCCGCTTTGAGGCGCTTACCAATGAGGCCGGCCAGGTGGCTGGTGCTATTAAGAGTGAGCGCGATGCCTCAGAGGCCCGCGCTGCTGCTGATTCGGCCCGCGCTGAATTCGCAACCGCCGTTGCCCCTAAGGCTGATACGGATACCGATGCTGCAGAGCTTCGCCGTTTGGGCCGCGAGGGTGGAGAGCGCACCTTTGAGCTCCGCGATGTAACAAAGAGCACGGGCCTTGGCAATCCGGTTTCGGTTGCAGGCATGGTGAATGTTATTGCTGGGCAGGTAAACCCTTTCCTCAATCCTGATGTGGTTGAGCTCATCCGTGCTTCCACCGGTAATGCGATTGTGCTTCCGCGGGTAACCGCCCTGGGCTCAGCCGCTGCCGTTTCGGAAGGCTCCGCCGTAGGCGAGAGCGATGGAACGCTCAGCAATCTCACGCTCACCCCAGCCAAATATGCGACGCTGCTTCAGATTTCCCAGGAATTGGTGAATGATGCCGCGTTTGATATTGCAGCCTTCGTGGCTGAAAAGGCCGGGCAAGAGGTTGGAATTGCGCATGGTGCCGTTGCAGGCCCAGCCGTTGCAGCCGCCGCTACCGTAGGTGTTACCGGTGCCGCCACCGTTTATTCGCCTACCTACGCAAACCTGGTTGATTTGGTGTATTCGGTGAAGCAGCAATACCGCCGCGCCCCTAAGCGTGGTTGGTTGATGAATGATTCCGTGCTTGGCGGGGTTATTAAGCTGCTTGACTCCCAGAATCGCCCGATCTTCATCCCTGGTGATCTTTCTAAGCCGGATACCATCCTTGGATTCCCGGTTTATTCAGCCGCCACGGCAGATGCCGCCGCGAACGCCGTTACGGCGCTTTTCGGTGACCTGGGCGCGATTAAGACGGTTACCGTTGGTGCCGTTGATATTGCCAGCTCCGCGGATTTCGCGTTCAATTACGGGCTCATCACCTACCGCATCCAGGTGCGTGGTGCTACGGGCCTCATTGAGCCAAGCGCCGTTAAGAGCTATAAGGCCGGTGCTGCTTCGTAATTGAGGCGGTAACGATCGCTGAGGGGGGTGGCGCTTAGGCGCTGCCCCCCAAGGCAACCCTCTGGGTGGGGCTGGGCTCACGCTCACGCAATACCCAGGGGGGGTATTTTTTTAAAAATTAGTGTAACGATCGTATCCAGCGACGGGGGGCAAGCACGCATAGCCATAATTTGAGGGGGGGGGTATCCCAGGGGTACCCCAAATGTTACGGTAGTGAAAGGGGGAAACCCGTGCTCATTAAAATGCGGATGCTAATTACCGGATCTCGCAATGGGGTTTCATGGCCTCCGATTGGCGGGGTAATTGATCTGCCTGAGGATGAGGCTATGCAGATGGTGGCCAATAGGTATGCCAGCGTGGTGCCCGTTGCCACAATCGCGCCGGAATCTGAGATAGAGGAAGCGCTTATCATTCGCACAATGGAAACCGCCACAAAGGCAAAGGCAAAGAGGAAGAGGGATTAGCATGGCCGATGTAACCAGCGCCCAGGTAGCAATGAACGCATCTACCGCTACCCTCATTACCAGGGGGGATGCTGATGGGTGCGTGCTCCGCCTGCATAATCGTACCGGCACCATCGTATACATTGGCGGCAGCGATGTAACCGCCTCCAATGGCATGGGCATTGATAGTGCCGCTGGCCCGGTTGAATTTCGCCTACCTGCTGGGGCAGATATCTGGGGCATTACCGCCTCAGGCACCCCAAGCATTCAAATGCTGAGGATCGGCTAATGAGCTACGCCACGCTGGCTGCCTTTAAATCCGCGGTGGGAATTACCGATACCACCGATGATGCCGCGCTGCAGGCGGTGCTAGATGCCACCGATCTGCTCATTAATAATTATTGCGATACAAAGGTAGGGTTTGGGCAAACCTCAACCCAGGTGCGGTACTACACCACCAATAGCCTGCTTTATGTGCTCACCGATCCTATCGTTTCTCTCTCTGAGCTCCGCACGGATAGCACCGGCCTGGGCACATATGATCAGGTATGGGATGCCGCTGATTACATTTTGGCCCCCCGCAATGCCGCGCTAGATGGCAGGCCGTATACGGAGATTGATACAAACATTAACCAGGTAAAGGTATTCCCTACAAAATATTTGGGCATTAAGGCAACGGGTATTTTTGGCTGGCCAGCCGTGCCAGCCGCGGTGACTCAGGCAGCCATTCAGCAGGCAGGTGCCGTATGGGCATCTCGCACCGCGCCATTTGGCGTGATCGGCAGCCAGGATATGGGGAATATGATTCGCATGAGCAGAGCGCTACACCCTGAGGCTCAGGTGCTTTTGGAGCCCTACCGTAACCGCTTAGGGATTGTGGAATAGATTATGGCAAATAATAATCGGTACAATCTAGAAATTCAGCAGGGTGCCACCTATTCTATTACCGCAACCTGGGCAGGTAGCGATGGGAATTTGGTTAATCTAACCGGCTATACCGCGCGCCTTCAAATTCGCGAAAGCTATGCTGCAACCACTACCCTAATTAGCCTTACCAATGCATCAGGGATTACCTTGGGTGGAGCTGCAGGCACCATTGCAATTACCATCACCGCTGCTCAAACCACCGCGCTTTCAGCCCCAGGATTTGGGGTATACGATTTGGAATTGGTTTCAGCGGGTGGCGTGGTTACCAGACTATTGGAGGGGGATGTAACCATTAGCGCTGAGGTGACCCGATGAGCCTCACAATCAATACACAAAAACAAACCGTTACCATTGTAAATGCTGATAGCAGCGTAACGGTTTTCCCAATCACCTATACCCTCACAATTTCCACCAATGGCACCCAAGGCATTCAGGGGCCCGCTGGTGCCAAAGGTGATACCGGTGCCACCGGTGCTGCTGGTGCCAAAGGTGATACGGGGAGCACGGGTGCCACGGGATCATCAGGCGTTATTGCGGTAAATGCTCCGCTTACTAATGCTGGCACCAGCAGCAGCGCAAATTTAAGCATTAGCCCGGCAAGCACCAGCGCCGCTGGGATAGTGGTATTAACCGATGCAATTAATGTTACCGATAGCACCATTGCCGCAACCGCAACCGCTGCTAAGGCCGCCTATGATCGCGGAAGCACGGGAATTACAAACGCTGCCTCCGCTCAAACCACGGCTGATGCGGCGGTGCCAAAATCGCGCACCGTTACGGGTGCTTTTCCTATAACCGTTAATACGGTTTCAGGATCCGCAATTGATCTAACCGCGGATATTACCCTTGGTGTACGGGATGCAAGCTCCACTACCTCAGGTGTAACCCAGGTAATTACCGCAATGGATACCGCTTCGCCATACCCCCTTTCTGCCGCGGGTATTAATAGCTATGTATCAGGTTTAAGCTATATATCTGCCTCAACCCTTTCGCGTGTTTTATACGGTGCTACGGGCGCATATGCAACGCATACTAGGGAGGCCCTAACCACTACCAATACCAATGTGAGCGGCACGCTGACCCTAACGCGCTTTTATCCGCTTCAAACCTTCACCTGCACTAACATTTCCATTACCTCAGGTGCCGTGGTTTCATCTGGTTTGACCTATTGCGCTTTTGGAATTTACACCCGAAGCGGCAGCACCTTTACCCGCGTGCGCATAACCTCTAGCGATACCACCATTTTCAATACCGCTAACACCAAATACACCCGGGCGCTTACTAGCACCTCATCCCTAACCGGATCTACGGAATATTTCATTGGCGTATTGCAGGTAGGAACGGTTGCGGCAACCACCCTTGGTGCTATTGCTCGCACGGATACGGCAGCCAATGCTGCTACCGGCACCCAGGTATATACCGTCACCGGGCAAACCACATTGGGTACCGCGCTTACGGGTACCGCAAATGCAACCCGTGCCGATTTTGCGGAGGTTTCGTAATGGCCGTTATTACCGATCCCGCGTATATAGATCCTGAAACGGGTATGCTTACCGAAATTGTGCGTGACGCGCAAACGGGTGAAATTATTGGCAAAAATGAGCGTATGCCTGAGGTGATTACAAATGGATGATTTAACCATTCATCAGGCGGTAGCCGCGCGCCTATTGGCGGTTACCCCGCCTACCGGCTATACCCTCCGTACCGCCCATGCAACCCCGCCCGATAATCTCGCGGTGGTACCAGCAGCGGTTTGCATCCCTGGTGCCGATAGCATTAACATGGGCACCGGCGGCAGCCGCACTACGGTGCTTGGCGTAACCGTCACCATCTATCTTCAAGAGCAGGTGGATCTAGCGCGCAAATATGCTGACCTGCTTACATGGCGCGCATGGTTGCGCTCCGCCTTTGATGGGCAGGTGCAGCTAGGCACAACGGAGGTGGCCCAAGCCGTGGTGGTATCTACTACAATGGGCACCGATACCTGGGCGGATACTACATATCTAACGGTTTCCGCTGATCTTCAGGTGAGCGTATTGGAAGGCGTGAATATTTATCCGTAGCCGCTTGGCTGCTAAGCATTGAGAAAGAGGCAAAATAATGGCAATCGTGATTGGTGCAAAGAGCTTTACAAAGGTAGTAGCAAAGAGCGAATCCGCCTATGGCACCGCTGCAACCTTTGCCGATGCTGCCGGTGAGCTGCTTCATACGGATATCGTTGGGGTGGTTGATCCTGGGGTATCGGTGGATATGGCAGAGGATCGTAGCGAAGGCCTCCGCGCCAAGCGCATTGCATCTTCCGCAACCGTCACCGCCAAGGCACCTACGGTTACATTTTCTGAGGCACCAATTAGCGCGCGTAATCTGCCAATCATGTTTGATTCCTTGGCAACCATTACCCCTACGCTTACCAGCGCAACGGTGGCTGCAGCCAAGGCAATTAGCACGGTGGCGCGCGCCGGCTATCTGGCAACGGTTACCACCGCTTCAGCCCATGGCTGGGTAGTGGGATCAACCCAGATGGTTACGATCATCCTCACGGCAGGCCCTACGGGGTACGCAACCTTGAACGGTACCTACCTAGCCACGATTACTACCACCACCGCATTCACCTATAACACCGCCGCCACCGGTACGATTACCAGCGGATCGGGTACGGGTAATGCCTACGATGCCACCACCTTTGTGAGCACCTGGGCATATGCGCCTAACGCTTCAGATGTAGATACGCTCACCACCTATAGCCTTTACCTTACGGATGGCATTCAGAAATTTGTGGCGGATGGGTGCGTGGTTACCGATATCACCATTAGCGCCGATCAGGGTGGTTTGCTGCAGGCTGGTAGCACCTGGGCAGCGCGCGCGCTTACCAGCAGCACCGATACCAGCACCGCAACATTCAGCCCCCAGAATTTCATGCCGGGCCGCGCATTCGGCCTTAAAACAAAAAGCAGCTTCATTGCCGATAAGACGGGCACGGGCGCTTCCGCCTATTCAAGCTATATCACCAATTGGAGCCTTAAGCTCAATGCAGGGGCAATGCCTCTCATGGTGCTCAATGGGGCTGCCAATAATGTAAACGCTGGCGGTGTTGCCTATACCGGGCCATTGGATGGCAGCCTAGATTTGACGATTGTTTCCAATAGCAATGCCACCACCGCATTCCCGCATACCGCAATCGGCACTACAAAATATGTGCAGGTATTTGGTGCAGATGCAAATGGGTATGGGTTTACCGCCAATATTGCTGGGGTGGTTGAGAGCACCTCCGTTATTGGATCGGATCAGGATGGTATGATTTTGAATACCGTTACGCTGCAGCTTGCAGCGGATGCAAGCGGTAATAGCATTCTCTGCTGGGTGGATTCACCACTACCAGCGCGGCCATAATTAATAGCCCGGCGATGCCGGGGGGAGGATGATCATGACGGAAGCAAAAATGGATGTAGTGGTAGTGCATTTGCCAGCCCCATACGAGGGCTGGCATGCCACCTTTAAAACGCTGCAGCGCATTAGCGCACGCGTGCTTATTGAGCTTGAAAGCGAATCGGCAGGCAAGCGCTTTGAGGCAACCTCCAAGATGATCCTCAAGGTGGATGGTTGGAAGGATGACGCTGGCAATGCAATCACCGATCCGCTTGACGCGCCTATTGGGGCGCTAGATGCGGCAGCCGCTGAATTCATGAAGGCGCTTAACCTCCCAAACGCGTAAAGCTTGCCGCTAGGCAATTGAGCCTAGGGCAAGCAATTGGGAGCGTGCCACCGGAAATCATCTTCCACATTCTCGCCAAGGAATTCGGAAAATTCCCATGGGAGGTAGCGGATGCGCCGCTATCATTTGTATTGGAGGCCTGGGCAATTCATTGCGAGATGATGCCGAAAGAGGTGCGCCGTGGCTAAAGGTACCGTGGATGTAGGGGTATTCATTACGGAGCCTAGCCTTCGCGCCATTGATGATTTGCGCATGGGATATTTGGAGGCATCCGATCCCGCCAAATTCAAACGCATGCTGCAGCTAGCCACCCTCAATGCGGCCCAATCTATGAGCCGCCCGGTGCGGGCTGCCGCGCCTATCGGTGATGGTAGGCAGCATGGTGCTGGCCGCCTTCGCGGTGCCGTTGCAGCCCGGAAGGCGAAATACGATAAACCCGCCGCGCTGGTAGGCATTAAGGCAGGGGCATCCCGTGGGGATATGAAGGGTGCATGGTATCGCTGGTTTGTGGTTTCAGGCACCAAAAATACCCGCGTAACGCAAAGCATGGATTACCGAACGGGTACTATACGCAAAACCACATGGAGCGTGCGCGGCATTAAGGCTAATGATTTTGTGCGCCGGGTGGTATCCCGCGGGGATGTAATTGAAAAGGCAACCGCTGCAATGCGTAATACCGTCATGGCATTTTTGGATGGCGCAATAAATAAGGGTGGGTACCGTGGGAAATAAGGGGCTGCTCAATTTAGTAATTAAGGCCACCGATAAGGCCAGCCCCAATATTCGCCGCGTGGGCCAAGCGCTTGGCGCAATGGGTAAGGTGGGCTCAAGCATTAAGCGCGATCTAAAGGGTGCCGCCTTAGGTGTTGCCGGGCTGGCTGCAGGCGTGGTGGCATTCTCTGCCCAGGCCGTAGCGGCAGCCGCCGGGGATCAGGCAAGCACCGATACCCTCATTGCCACGCTGAAGGCCCGTAAATTTAATACCGATAAGCTGGCCGGATCTATTGATAACATGATTGCCAAGGGGCAGGCGCTTGCCTTTACGGATGATCAGGTGCGTGGATCTATTGAGGCATCCACCCGCTTTACAAAGAAATTTAGTGTGGCGCAAAAGATTAGCAGCGCCGCAATGGATCTTAGCCGCGCTACCGGTATGGATCTCCAAGAGGCAACCATTGCCGTAGGTAAGGCATTTCAAGGCAACGGCGGAAAGATCCTTAAGGCCATTGGTATTAATAATAAGCACCTGAGCGGCATGAAGGCTATCAATGCCATTCTAGGAAAAACCAAAGGCGCATCTGCTGCCTATGCCAATAGTGCCCAGGGGCAATTTGATCAGCTAAATATTCAGGTATCAGAGCTGAAGGAAACATTTGGTAAGGCGCTGCTCCCCGCGGTTACTAAGGTATTTCAATCACTCAATCCTCAGCTAGCGGATTTCTCAACCTGGGTGCAATCCCAGATGCCTAAGATTCAGAAATTTGCGGATACGCTTGCCAATCAAATTATTGCCCGCTTGCCGGGCCTCTTTGCCAAATTAAAAACCGAAATCCCAAAGGCGCTTGGGAAGGTTGAGGATATTGCAAAAAGCATTGGAGATATCGGGAAATCGGCGGATGGCCTGCTTGGGCCAGGCGGATCTATCACCGTATTGGTTACCGCGATTGGCGGAGCTTTCGGCGGGCTCAAGGGTGCCATTACCGCTAATCTTATTAAAGATGGGATGGATCCATTTACCGCGTTGATTGTTGGAAATATTGCTGAGCAAATTCCTAAAGCGCTTGCCAATGCTTTGGTTACTAGCATTGTGAATAATGCTATTGCCGGATATGCAGCAAAAATGGCAGCAGCAAATACCGTTAGCAATGTGGGTAGCCCAGGCGGCCCAGGCGGCCCAGGATTATTTAATTTGGCTAGTATTGGCGCTGCATTAAAAACCTTTGGTAGCACCGTATTGGCTGGCATTCCGGTAGTGCTTGGCGCTGCCGCTGCAACGGGTGGCGCTGGCATTTTTCCAATGTTTGATCCAAATTCACCGGGATCGCTCACCGGCCCTGATGGCATCCTTGGATTCCTCAACCAAAGCGGTAATGATCAGCAGAAATTTTTTGAGGCTGCTATTGCAAAATACACCGCTCAGGGTGTGACCCAATATAATGCATACGCGGCAGCTACCTACGAATTGGGCAAGCAATTCAATATCGGATCGTACCTTGAAGATCCCGCCTATAAGGCGGCATACGATAGAATTGCGGCAGGATTTGGTAAGGCGTTTGGCAATACCAATGATCCGATGACCGCAAAATATACTAGCAATATTTATATCGGTGATAAAAAGGTGGATACCGTAGTGAGCGATTCACTCACTAGAATTACGGGCACCGGCCACGGGCGCGATTGATGGCTACCCATCCTTTTGCTATTCTCATTGATGGGGTAAACGGTGGGGCAAATATCCTTAACGATTACTCCACGCCTACCACGCCTTGGGTAGATCCATCTACGGTATCCCTCACTACGGATGCCAGCGGGCAGGGTGGTAGCCTTTCCTTTGATGTGCTTCAGGTAAAGAGCCCGGCAAGCGGAGGCCCATGGTGGAAGGCTGGCAATGTTTACGATAATGCCCGCGTGCGGTTTCAGGTAAGCGGGGTTACCACCTTCCTTGGGTATATCTCAACCATTGATGCCCAGCTTGGAGATAACGGTATTGGTACGCGCGCATCCGTAAAGGCATCTGCCGCCTCTAATTTTCTAGATAAAATTATTATCTATAAAGGCCGCTTGGCAGATATCACGGGTGGATACGATAAGGAAAATACGGTGCCATTTATTTACGGTACCGATGGCGTTACTACCGATCAGGCAATGATGACGCTGCTAACCGCCAAAGCGCAAACCATTCAGGGGTTGGATGGCGCTACCGGGCGCGCCGCCAATAATCTTATTGTGGATACCTCCACGGCACCTACCTATACCGGCGCTGCCGTCATTGTAGGGCGCATGAAATTCACCGCCGCCGCTACCCTCCGCTCCGTATTTGATTCCGTTCTAGAGGCAGCGCAATCCGTAGATGGCAACCTTCGCCGCTATTGGGTAAAACCATCTGGGCAGATTGCCTATGGAGAAATTTCTACCGGCCCCTCAAGCGGGTATGCCAATGCGCCGTTCAAGATTGTCACCACCGCTGCAGATTCTCCCTATGCGCAGCCGGCAACCTTAGGGGTACGGGATTTGCGGGTTGCATTGGATCATGATCAGATTGTAAAAAAGGCACGATTTGTAATGAATACCAATTGGAGCGTATTGGATAGCGAAATTAGCGCCGGTACCTATCAGGTGAAGGATCCATTTGTGCGCACCTACAATGGTGCTACGGCCACGCACAATGGCGCTGGTATTACCGCCCGTAGTGGGCCGCGCCCTGAAACGATTGTGCAGGTAAACCCTACCCCTACCCGCCCAGGGGCACCGCATTATTTTAGCCTCATCCTAGATTCCTACGCCAAGCGCTATTTTGGTAGCAATACCTATATCAATCGTGCAGCCCCGGTACGGAGCATCAGCTTCACGGTGCGCGGAGCATCAGGCTCAACCCCTACTCAGCGCACCATTAGCACGGCTGCACGCGCGGGCACTACCGCTACGATCACCACCAGCGCTGCCCATGGATATACCAGCGGCAATGCGGTGCTTATTATCCTTACCAGCGGGCCAAGCGGATATGCCGCGCTGAACGGCACCTACGCCATTACGGTAACGGGAGCTACCACCTTTACCTATACCACCACCACCAGCGGCACGGTTACATCAGGCGCTGCCGTAGGTAGCGTCAATGATCCCAATGCCTTTGGCTATTACGCTGGGTATTATCAAACCGGTGCCAGCTCCTATGCCCTGCAGCCGCAATGGGAAGCTGGGCAATTTGTGCGGATTGATTCCACGGATTTGGATTTGGGTGGGGTGTACCGTATTGAGGAATTGAAAATGGGGTTTGAGGAAAATTCTATGATTGCCAAATACGATATTACATGTGAGCGCCTTCCCCAAAGCGCGCTCAGCAAATGGCTGAAAAAGGCGGTGGGTTGATGGGTTACGAAAAATTCGGATCTGACCAATCCCAGATTGCTGGTTTCGGCGGGGCCATGCAATCAGAGGATGGCACCGTATTGCTTTCAGATAATAGCGTTGGAGAAACCGCCCTAATGATGGGCCCGGCGCTAACCAGAGAGGTGATCTCTGGCATTAGCAATGGTGATTGGGCAATTGGGCCTCAAGATCCTTTGGCAACCATTACCGATACAAACCCCGTGCCATATTGGAGCTTCACGGATACCAGCAGCGCGGGCGCTATCACCGCGGCCATTGTGGCGGATAGCGGCAGCGCCTCTGGTAACGCGCTCCGCTTTACGATTGCCAGCGGCACTACCTCAGGAAAGGCCGCGCAAATTAGCCGCTTTTTCCCTATCCCATCTTCAAAATCCCGATCCCTTTGGCAAGGCATTGAGGTAACGCTATCCAATATCACTAGCACCGCAAATGCCACAATCACCGGCAAAATTGAATTCTATGCAAATGATCAAAGCACCCAGGTATTTGCAACACCTACTACCAGCGTAAGCACCGCTGCCCGCGCTGCTACGCTTGCCACAATTACTACCGCTGCAGCGCATTACCTCAATACGGGGGATACCGTCACCATTGCGCTCACCAGCGGCCCTACCGGATATGCAGCGCTCAATGGCACCTATTCCATTACCGTTACCAGCACTACCCAATTCACCTACACCACCACCACCAGCGGCACGGTTACCTCAGGGGCTGCCGTAGGTGCAATCAATTTTCCTACGGATTTGGCTATTCCACTCAATGCAATCACCACCTCATACCCAGATAATTCTATTCAGATTCCTAATTATATTTCTGGTGGCACTACCGGTAAATCAGGTACGCCACCACCTACGGCTGCCTATGCGCGCGCCGTCATTGTTATAAGCACCGTAGGTACGGTGAGCCCAGCGGCATCTATTGATATCAATGAGGTGCGCAATATCCGTGGATTTCAAGAGGTAATTATTAACGATTCCACCGATCCACAAAGCTATGCGCCAATGTATATCAACAATTCCTATGGCATAGCCACTATCTCCAATGGAGCCACCACCAGCGGGCAGCAGGCGCAGATTCTCTTAACAAATGGCACGGGTACCGGAGGAACGGTTACCGCTTCTACCAATCTATCCGTACCTGCATTGAGCGCAGGTAGCGGCAATATTGGTATGGGTGGATCATTGTATGGCAGCAGCTCATTCACCGGCCCAAATATGCAGCTAGGCGGAGCAGGTAGGCTATGGGCATTTTCTAGCAGCTCAGGGGCTGCAGATGTGATTGCCTCAAACGCTTCAACCCGCGCGGGAATTTTAATTACAAAATCGGTATTGGGGCAACCTACAACCACCGTAAATGGTACGGGTACTACGGATGCATTTGCAGATGCATTGCGCAATGGAGGCATTGCCGCAGATACTACAAATAACCGCGCATATTTTTATAGCAATGGTTGGAAATATGCAGCGCTTACTACGCCTTCCGATTCACGCCTAAAGGAAGAAATCAAAGAAATTAGCGGAGCGCTTGAAATGTTACGCCAATTGGCACCGGTTGCATTTAAATGGAAGCGCCCAAATGCGCACAATAGATCCGATGCCGTGAACGATGACGGCACCAGGATGGGATTTATTGCGGATCATGTTGCCACCACGGATCTTAGCCATTGGGTTGAAACGCTTGGGGTGGATGACCGTGAGGCGGATTTAATTGATACACCTGATGTGCTTTCGGTTAATATCCCGCAAAATGAAATGGAAGCATTAGTGGTGCAGGCGCTGCTAGATATTGATGCCCGCCTTAAGGCGCTAGAAAACCGATGACGCGCACCCAGGCCGATAGCATCATTGAGCGCCTAGATTCGCAAAGCGCCAAGATTGATCGCCTGCAATCTGAAATAGATCAGATGAAGGGTGGGCTCACCGTGCTTAAGGCCATTGGCGCATTTCTAGGCGTAGGGGGAATTGGCGCGCTATTGGCGTGGCTGCAAGCTCAGGGAAAATAATGCGCCGCGCATCTCTCTCCCTGCTTTCGGCGCTCATGCTTTTCTGCACCTTTCCCGCATTGGCGGAGGATGGGAGCACCATGGTTTCCGTCACCCGCACTATGGATTTTTTCGTGACGGTAACGGAGCTGGTAACGCTGCAGGTTGAAACGGATCTTTGCCCCGGCACGGAAGATTATTGGTGCCCCCGCCCGCCTTTCCAAGATTCGGTGCTTTGGGTATTTGATGAATCGGGGCAGGTGCTTGCCGCCAATGATGATGATCCCCGCCGCAATGGGCAATCATGGAATAGCTACATAGGCATTGAGCTGCAGCCTGGGGTATATAGATTGCGGGCCGGGCGCTTTGGCCCATGCGATAGCACCGGATGCCTCCACCCTGAGCAGCCATTTGATGACGGGTGCGCCTACGATCTCTATAGCAATCTGCCGCTGCTGCTAGATCCTGAGCCGCCTCAGGTTTCACCACCACCAATTCCATCAGAGCTGCCTACGGAAGCGCCTACAATAACCCCCAATGAAACGGAAACTCCTCAGCCTTCGCCAATTGATAGCGCTCAACCTAGCCCTATTGATAGTGCTAGCCCTGAGCCTAGCCCTACACCTTCCGTAGAGGCCTCTACCAGCCCCGTAGAGCCCAGCCCTACGCCTTCACCCAGCCCAGCGCCACCCAGCCCCAGCCCCTCCCCTAGCGCCGCGAATCCTACGCCTACCCCTACGGAGCCGCCCCCTACCCCTACGGAGCCCCCGCCGGTACCTACCGATCCACCACCCAGCCCTACGGAAGCACCACCTACCCCTACCGCGCCAGCACCTACGGATGCCCCGCCACCCGATCCGGTTGCCGCGATTGGTGAGGCTGCCGCTGCTATTGCTGATGCGGTAGGTGAGGCTGCCAAATTTTTAGGGGATCTAGGGAAAGATTTAACCCCCGCTGGCAGGAAGGTTGCACGCACTACAATTATCCCCGCCGTGGTGATTACGCAGGTAGCCAATGCCGCGGTTGCCGCCGCTGG